TTTTTCCTCCGGGTGGGGTGGTGTCGAAATATCGTCCCGGCATCACTCCACATATATATAATAGCCAATGAAATACACTGAAGACACATGGCCCACAGATCAGTGGCCTAATTTCTCGTTTATAGAGATCGCGTGCCAGCATACGGGCGAGTGCGATATTGATCCCGACTTTATGGACAAAGTGCAGAAATTGCGCGTTTTGGTCGGTGAACCGTTGGTTATCACCAGTGGATACAGATCGCCGGATCATCCCATCGAGGCCAAGAAGTCTACTGTTGGGGCGCACGCACAGGGCAAAGCGATTGATGTGCAGTGTATGGGCAGCAAGGCGCACAAGATTTTAACTGCTGCGTTGGCGTTAGGATTTTCAGGTATTGGCGTGTCGCAATCGGGTGATTACCAGACGCGGTTTCTGCATCTGGATACCGTGGACTCGGATATTCGGCCAGGGGTATGGTCGTACTAGTGTATAAGTGGTTGCGCCGGCGAACTGGCAAGCAGATCCGGCTGAAAGAGCGCATAGCGGATCACATAGCATTATACGCGTGATCTATATATAAGGTTGTTATGAAGAAGCGCAGAGGTACAAACACAGAGCAGTTTACCATAGAAGAGATGGTAGACGCGATTATGTCAGCTAATGGATCACGGATAGATGCGGCTGATGTGTTGGGGTGTGATCCTATGACGGTCTGGCGATACGCTAAGAAATACCCACAGGTCGAAGAGGCATTAGAGAATGCGGATAAGGTCGTCGGCCAGATCGCGCGCAATGCGATCATAGACGGTATCATGAGTGGCGATGCCGGGTGTGCTAAGTGGTTCCTGACGCACAATAAGACTGTTCGCAGTGATTGGTCAGAACGCACAGAGATTACCGGCGCGAACGGTGGTGCGATACAGACAGAAACGCGTGTGATTGATACGCCGCCGGCAGCCAACAGCATCGAGGAATGGCTTGAGATCAAGCAGAAGGTGCAAGCGGCGCGCACTGAAGTGGCAGAGGCGTTAGAGGATTGACCGATTACGTATGGTCACCACAGGTCGGCCCACAGCTGCACGCGATCACAGCACGCAAGGTCATAGATGAATTACTGTATGGAGGCGCACGCGGCGGCGGCAAAACAAGCCTACTTCTGGGCAGTTTCGCACAGGATCTGGATCAAGGGGCAGCCTGGCGCGGTATCCTGTTTAGGCGTTCGCACCCAGAGTTAGACGAAGTAGTCAAGCAGAGTTTAGAGATATACCCGGCAACGGGTGGTGAGTGGAAAGTGGGCCGGCGTGAATGGCATTGGCCTAACGGGGCGCAGCTGTCGTTTAGGCATCTGGATAACGAGGCCGATGTCACGCGGTATCAAGGGCATCAGTACTCCATACTGTTGTGGGACGAGTTAGCAAACCACAGCAGCCTCGATGCCTACAAAGCGATGCTCGGCACGCTGCGAGGGCCGGCAAAGAACAAACGGGTCGTATCGACAGCTAACCCCGGTGGTCGGTGTCATGCTGAAGTGAAAGCATACTTTGGCATTGACCGTGCGCCCGGTGGTTATGTGCCGTTTCGATGTAAGAAATCGGGCATGGTCAGGTGCTACATACCGGCACGGGTCGAGGACAACAGGATACTGTTAGAGAAAGATCCGGGATACATAGACCGGCTGCACGCGGTTGGTGATCCGGCATTGGTAGCAGCATGGTTAGAAGGGGATTGGGATGCGTCACCGGGTTCAATGTTCGCTGTTTCGCGCGATTCGCTGGTGGTTGATCCGTTTGAGATACCAGATAGTTGGGTCATATTTGCGGCACTGGACTACGGGGAGAATAATCCTACTGCCGGTTGTCTTCTTGCTGTGGACTACGATGACGATGTGTGGGTAATAAACAGCTACTACGCATCGGGAGCCGGCGCAGAACACGCGCGTGGCATCAATCGCATGATTGAGGGTTGCCCATTTACGCGTGGTAAGCATGGCGTGGTAGGACGCGCAGCGCGGCAGGTGTTAGCACCGTCTGATATGTGGACGAAGCGCGCGCCAGGGGAAGCGTCACAGGCCAGATCCGTGGCCGATACGTTTACAGAGAACGGCGTATACCTGCATCGGGCAAACATGGATCGGGTGAACGGTTGGCGCAACATAGGCAATCTGCTGCATCATGGCCGGCTCAAGTTTTTTCGGGGGTATTCTGAGCCTATACTCGATTCGCTGTTGAGTGTGCAGAGAGATACGCGGAACATGGAAGATGTAGCAAAGGGCGGCGATGACCACGGAGCAGATGCGCTGCGGTATGGCATCAATCATGTTTACAAGCCGCGCAAAGGGACAAAACCTGCTGCTGCTGACGGGGGGCGGCTGATCGAGCAGATCATAGCAGAGAAGCCAAGTAGCAGGTATGCATAAGGACGATACACTATGAATGAACAGATACGAAGTTAAATGGTATAAGTCAGAAGGTCAGATGCTTGACCGGCTCTATAAAGAACGGGCCGACGAATGGCAGAAGCTATATGACGCATACGACTTGAAGTTTGATAAGCGCATACGCGACCTGCGAAGCGAAGATGTCGTAAAGGTTTCGCGTTTTTACCCCATTGTTCGTCAGATCCTCGGCACGATTGCCCACAATTACCCGGTGCAATCATTCAGTGTGGACGATGAAGTAAACCAGGGTGTTGCAGAGATATTAGAGCGTGCCAGTGCCAGCTGGATGAAAATTTGCAACCTCAAATCACACGTACATCAAGCTATATTCGACGCGCTGTTTACCGGCGTGGGTTGGGTCAGACTCGACTATAACCCAGTAGGCGATGACATTATTGCTCCATACGTCACCAACGACGATATGGCCGAAGATTTAGTTGTAGCATCGCGCGTTGCACCGCATTGTGTTCACGTTGATCCCACCGGCAGTCCACACAGGTTGGGCGATAAACGCTATATCCGTGAAAAGTTTTGGGTTCCGCTCAAGTTTCTGTTAGACGATCCCACCATTCAGAACAAAAAGAGCATCAAGCCTACGGCCATGTCGAAGGAAGACAAGCTGGGGTATGGCGATCTGATGGGCGCGCGATACGATAGCGCAGAGCAACAGGCTATCACAGACGCTATTTCTAATGGCGAGTTTGTGCAGCTGGAGCGGTGGCACATGAGGGTCGAACGGCGCGAAGTGACGTTTGCTGCCGGCGTAGACAAGCCGATCAAAGATATACCGCACCCGTATCGCAAGATGGTGTTCCCACAAGTGGTAGACACCTTTAACCAACCCGTCTTTGATATTGATCCAGATACCGGCGAACCAACTGAGCCTGTGTTAGACCTGGATAACGGGGTAGACCAACCCGGGTGGTTGGTTGAGCAGGGGTTTCCGTTTGTGTGCATCAAGTTTGATCTGAGTGCCGAAACGTTTTACCCCAAAGGTCATTTGAAGTATTTGGAGGATCTACAAAACGCGATCATTGAACAAACATCGCGCATTTCGGATATGCTCAAACGTACATCGCGTATGGCAGCAGTATCCAACGCAGAATTGGAGCAGAATCCCGAATTAGGCGAAACCTTACGCACAGGCCGTGACGGTGAGGTGATCGGGTTAGAAGACCTGAACAGTTTTCGTGAAATAGCCTGGGGAAGCGTGCCGCCGGATGTGTATAACTATTTCAGCATGGTTATGGGCATGGAGCGCGAGATAGCTGCACTACAACCGCCGGCTGCCGGCTCAACGGACAGTGCAACAGAAGCGGCAGTAGTGGCTGCAGCTGCACAGATCAACGGGCAGTGGATGGAAGCGGCTGTAAATGGGTTTTACGAGGGTATCGTGCGGAATGCTTTTCAAATAATGGGCGATCCAAGATACACACCAGAAAACTTTGCCGAAAACGTTGCGCCAGACGGGGATGATCGAGTGATCCGCGCACTACGCACCAGCGATTTCTTGTATAACTATCGCATCGAAACCAAGACGGGCAGCACGCAACCGCTTTATGCACAGTTAGAGCGTGATCGCACGATGGCGTTTGTCTCCTATGCGGCGCAGCGTCCCAACTATGACCAGATGGAAATCGACAAGTTAGCTGCCGTGGCAAATGGCATACAAGATGTGGATTCGGTTATACGGGATATGAGCAACGTGGAAGCAGAGCGCGCTGCACAATACGAGAATGACCGGGTGATGCAGGGCGTACCTATTGAAGTGCTGCCAGAGCAAGACCACGAAGCGCACATGGGCGTTCACGCGCAATACCAACAGCATCAGGTCTATGTGCAGCTGCAAATGCAAGCACAGGCGCGCGATATGGTGGGGCGGCCGGCTAATCCGCAGGCCATACAGCAGTTACAAGCACTTGATCAACAGATGCAACAGCATATGCAGCAGCATCAACAGGCCGCACAGCAATCACAGCAGGGCGAATCAGCCGGGCCTGTTAGTGCAGGTCGAGCCGCTGCAGCTAGTACAGGCGAAACGGATCTAATGGCGCAGGTGCGATCAAACGCGCAGCGCACATCGGATGTGATAGAGGCACAAGCGCGTAGCTAATGAACCAATTTCGCGGTGACATAACGCCGGCATTTGCATCTGGCAATCGTGGGATGCAACCGCTTACAGACGAGCAAGAGCGTTTACAGCGATTGTTGGAAGCGATCATACTAAAAACGCCGGGCGGCGTGGCTAAGTCTATAGGCGAAGGGATACAGACGGGCGTTGATGTGGTCGGGTCGATTGGTCAGCTGGACAAAGCAGAGCAATTAGGCCGGCAAGCAAGACGCACATTACCCGACATCGTTTCTGCGGTTACTGAGCAACCTGGCGCAGTGGCAAGCGCATTGGTTCAGGGATTAGAGCAAGATGTGTTGGATAAGGGGTTAGGCGCATTTGTAGGCGTAGAGGATGCTGTTCCAGTGGTAGGGAAAGCCGGCAAGTTTATGGGCGGCATAGGCGCAGCAGCCATGATGAGCAAGATGCCGAAGATGCCGAAGCAAGCACAGGATATTGTTGATGCGTCTAAACGTGCTGATGTAAGAGAAAGCATAGCAGAAAAAACGTTTTCAGAAATAGCAAAAGATTCGCGCGATTTTGACCATTTCTTTTATAGAACTGGTGGCGGTAAATATGATTTTGGTGTAGCTGAAAGATTACAAAATGAAGCAGAGGGTGAAACAGGTTTAGTATTAGGTGATTTTATTATTGGGAAAAAGGTTAGAGAATTGTATTCAGATGCTCTTAACACGCCCATAATCATATTAAACACTCCTGTACATAAAGGTAAAAAAGTAGACTTAGGCGATGTTGATTTTTTTGGCGCATCGGGCAGTTATAAAGGACAGCCGGCTATTTTTCTTAGTAATGATGCTGACATTAAAAAGAATAAAATAGTAGGGACAATATTAGAAGAAGGCGCGCACACGCTACGAAAATTGAAAGGCCGACAAGTACAGGGTGCAGAACAAGCACTTAAAGGTGATTTTGATGCGTATGCTGCATCGCCAGAAGAAGTATCAGCTAAGAAAATGGTAGAATTTGCAGCACAATTAGAAGAAGACAAAGACGGTTTGCTTGAATTTTTTAATAAGGCAACTGGCAGCACATCAAAGATGTCGAAGCAAGCACAGGATATTGTTGATGCGTCTACAAAAGCAAAAGCCGGCGATTTGTTGTCAGATCCGGGCGAAGCTACAGCCTACGCAAAAATTCTTGAAAATGAACCTGGCGCGCGCATAAGCCAACGGTTTCCAATGGGTGCTACAGCTACAGAAGACCCATTGACGGAAAATTTAATTATAGACACAGATGTCATGCGGTCTGATCCGAAGCTGACTGGCAAGTTGGTGCAGACCATATCAGAGTATCCCAACATCCCGGAACAAGTAGTGAAGCGTGGCGATGCAGATGAGATAATCGAAGCTATGAAGGATCATGAAATATCCAATCTGCGTTTCATATTTGACCAAATGCCGCCCGAAGTGCGTGACCGCGCTATGCAATGGTATGACGGAGCAAACAAGGTAGCAAACGAGTTTGGGCAGCGGTATGGGTTATCAACCGAACAATCTGCCGGCATTATGGCTGCGTTATCGCCGCAGATGGATTGGTTTAAAAACGTCACATTAGCTGAACGTGTGATGGACACAATGAAAAACCACCAATCTGCTGCAAATACAAAAGAAATGATGGAATGGCTGGATTCTAATTTTTACAAGGAGCCAGCTACGAAACGTTCTGCGGATTGGCGGCAGGCGATAGACAATATCAGGGGTAAGCGATTAGAAGAGATAGTTGACCCGGTAGAGAAAGCGTTATGGTTGCGTGCGTTTGACGAAACAACGCGTGATCGAGGTTATAGAATACTTACACCAGAAGGCGATTTTGGAGATGTAGTAAAAAAAGCGGACGGGAATAATGCACGCGCTGGTTGGGGGTCGTTTGCAGACATAGCAAAAGCTGTCAAGGTGTTCGATGACGGTTCTATGGAAAACATAAGCCGCACTATGGGTATGCAGCACAAGGTTAGGAATTTTTATAACAACATAGTTGATCCAGATGCGATATACGGCGATGTGACAATGGACACGCACGCAGTAGCTGCCGGCTTGTTGCGTCCTTTATCTGGTAGTTCACCTGAAGTTTCACACAATTTAGGTCAAAACGTATCTGCGTCTAAGCCAATAGGGGTGCAAGGTACGTATCCAATGCACGCAGAGGCGTATCGTGATTTAGCTACTCAAGAAGGTATGCTGCCACGGCAAATACAATCGGTTACTTGGGAAGGCGTGCGTGGAATGTATAGTCCAGAGCAAAAGAGGGACAAAAAGTTTCAAGCAAGCGTCAATGAAGTGTTTCAAAACTTTAGAAAGGGCAACATGACGCTGGAAGATTTACAGAAGGAAGTGCTGAGAATATCGGGCGGCGTTGATTTACCAGATTGGGTTAATCAGTAAGTGTGCCTAATAACTCATCAGGTAAAATGTCTTTTGGATCAACATCATCTGGCACGCCATCGGGGTAAGCATACGCTAAATAAACATCGGCGTGTAGATCCATATTATTACGGATCATGTAGTCCAAAACAGGGTCATCGTGGGCTGAACCAATAGCTGCTTGACTCATTAAGAACCGTCTTTTTTTAGATGAAAATCGTCTATAAAAAATACGAAAATTAGGGTGAAATGCCAACACATAACTACATATGCGGATTAGGCCATGCAGAGATGGATGTGTATTACACTGGCCGGCCTATGAAGAAGCGCGAATGTCCAGAGTGCGGCGAGATATCGACCATAAATTTTGGCTCGATGGGCGCATTTAATAGGCTGATGTCTACGCAGGGCCATAACCAAGCTATGCCTGACCCACAGACGGGTATGTATTACGAACACGCCACAGACAAGCGCACTAAGTTGAAGGCGTTAGGGTTAGAAGAGGGCGATCAAAAGACGCGCAGCCAAATCGAGGCTGAGACATACGATGCACAGAAAGCGCAGATGGAAAGGCGCGCCGGCGCACAGACGTTGGCAGCCGATAGTGTTGAAGAGATCATGGATCAGATTGATTGGGACAAGGTAGACAAGGGCGCAACAGGCGATCTAAACAGAAGCGTAGACAGTCCAGGGTTGTTCACGGACAACAACGACTAAGTAGTATTTACAATGTGACCACGCGGTCACACAAAACATAACGCGCTGACCGTGCCGGGTCAGTGGGGGTTACGGCACTAATCCCTGCACCGGCATAGTTGGCGCGTTTTTTTCATGTAGAGGTGAGTATGACGGAAGTGGCAATAGACCCAGCCGTTTCGGAAGGGCAGACGACTGAGGGAACCAATGAAGGATCTGCAGAACCCATTAATGAAATGGGCCTGGGGATGCTGGATCTGGATCAACCCCGAAGCGACCCCGAAGAACAGAGTGCAGGGCAGACTAATGCTGAAGAAGTCGAAGTAGAAAAAAGCGCATCAGCGCGCAATTCAACAAATGACGACCTATCTCCGTTGGAGCGTGATCGTCGGGAGGCAGACAGATATTTCACTCAGTTGAAGCAGCAGCACGATCAGTATGTTGCACAAGAAATGGCCAAGCTAAAACAGCTACAAGAGCAGCAAGCGCAATCGCAAACGGTGCAGCAGCAGACCATGCAAGATGCTGAATCACTACGGCGCGCAGCCATGCAAGCAACAGATGCAGAGCAGCAGCGTTCATTAATGGAACAAGCTGCCGGCATCGACTATGTGCATAACTTGATCAGCCAAGAGATACAACAGGCACTACAGAAAAATGGGTTAGACCAAGTAGGGCAGTTGCGTCAGGTGGTTGAACAGCTGCAGGGCCAAAACCAAGCACAGATGCAGCAGCGAATGCAAAAGCAGATAGCTGAAGTGGTAGAGGTGTTTGGGCAAGATATCGGCAAAGATGTTTCGACATTGCGGTTTATTGAGCGAAACCGGGACGCGTTGAACGAGGTGAATCCGAAAACAGGCGAAAACTGGACATTGGCCGAGTTAGTTGGTCAGTGGACAGGGCGCACTGCGGAAGAAGCGAGGGAAGCGCGAGAAATGCAGCGCACACAACGGCGTAATGCTAAGTCTGGTGCTGCAACGCGTGGACAGTCAACGGGCGCGCGCAACACGCAATCGAGTGGTGTAATATCAAAGTCTACCGCCTTAGACGAAATACGCCAGACGTATGTATAGGCATATAACGAGGTAAAACAATGGCACAGACCACAAGTGAAGTATGGGATAGTCGCTGGTCGTCGACTCGTCGCACGATTGATCCGGCGCAGATCGACAATATTTTTGAGCCGTATAATGTCATCGACGCACTAAGAAAGCGTGGTGGCGGCTCTCTGATGGTGGATGGCGGTGGGAAGGAAATCCAGGTCATTCTTGAATCGAGTGCTGGAACGGCTGAAGCGTTCGACAAGTATGATCCGCTTTCCAAGTCTCCGCGCGATCCGTTTGAGAGTGCGTTTTACAAGCGGCGTTACTACGCTGTTCCCATCGTGTTGAGCGATACGGAAAACTGGGAAAACAGCGGTGCAGAAGAGGTATTTGAGTTGCTGAGTGCGTTGGGTGACAACGCCATGAATAGCTTGCTCAAGACCATCAACGAGGACGCGTGCGGCGCGCAGTCTGGCAAGTCGATGCTCGGTTTGCAGGATCTGATTGCAGATGCCGGCACGGGTACGATCGGCGGTATTGATTCTTCTACCAGCACGTTCTGGCAGAACCAGAAAGATACCACTGCCACCACGTTCTTGTCTCAGACGACTACTAACATCTTTGACGGTATTACGCGTTTTAATGCCGTGATGGATTCGATTCGTAAACAGGGCGGCAAGACGGACGCAATCTTTACCACCTACTCGATTGCCGGCGCGTATCGCGTTGCGCTTACGTCACAGGGATACGTCGAACTGAACGGCACTAAGCTAAACGGTTTGAACGGTCAGGAATTCCCGGCCTACATGGGTGCTGCAATCGTAGCTGACAACGATATTGCCGCTAATCACGCCTACTTTGTGGACAAGCGTTCGCACCAGTTGCGTGTGATGCGCCAGGCGAACTTCAAGAAAACGCCGTTTGTCAGCTTGCAGAGCAGTGGGCAGTTGGGTCAGCTGGCCTATATGGTTGCCGGCGTGCAGCAGATTACGAACAATCGCCGCCGCTTGGGCGTTGCCACGAATATCACCGGCATTTAAGAAAGGAAGGGTGACTATATAATGGCTACTTGGAAGATGGTAGGAGGGGTGACGTTCAATCAGGATATTGATGAAACGTCAACCTATCAAGAAGCACCGTTGGGATCGCGTGTACAGGCGCGCGACATTGACAATCCCGAATATGGAACGATGGAGTTTGTCTACGGCGTAGGCGTAGCAAGCACCGCTGCGGGCGATCTGGTGTTGATTGATGGATCTGGATTCACCACCACGCGCGCGTCTGCCAATGGTGTGGGCAAGTGCGCTGTAGCGATGTCGGCTAACGTTGCCAGCCAGTATGGTTGGTATTGCGTTGACGGCACGGTCGAAATCACTAGCGGTGATGTGGCCGATGGCGCGCAGCTGTATCTGACCTCAACGGCTGGATCGGTTGACGATGCGGTTGTAGCTGGCGATGTCATTTACGGTGCATACGCTGTTGCAGATGATTCGGGCGGCAAGACGCTTTCAAGCATCTCGCACCCCTTTGTCAACAACGTAAGTAACTAAGCAGTGAAAACGGGCCGGTAGGGGAGCAATTCCTTACCGGCTCACACATAACGAAAGCAAAACATGGCTAAACGTAAGAGCAGTATAGTAGATGCGGCATACGATAACATGGGTCAACCTATGGGTGCAGCTAAAGGCGAACCAATTCAAAGTGCAGTGGAAAAGGTCGCAGAGGCGAACGATTTAGAGCCGCTGGTTGACGTAGCACAAGAAAAGCCGGCAAAGGCTAAGATCACAAAGCCTAAAAGCATTGTAGAGCAGATACTGGCAGAGGCGCAAGAAAACCCTGCGGTGGTGGAAGGGTTGGCAGATTTATTGGCCGGCAATGAACGCACGCGCTCGATGTTTGGTTTACAGGCTGGCACAGGGCCGGCATTAGGCGATTACAACAGGGATTACACCAGTGAACCAGCGTTGCGTGTGTTTGGTGGTGTAGAGGTAGCACACCCAAAAGGGTTTACCCCATTGCCCCCCGGCTGGTTGCCAATGTATAAGGGGCAGGGCGGCGATGATACGAATGACCCTGCATTGGCCGTGAAAGACGGCAAGGGGCAGCCAATTAAGACGGAGCGATACAAAGAGTGGATCGACCACCACAAGAATGGCACGAAGATGGACAGCAATGTGCGGTTTGATATCGCTGCGGAAGAAACTATGCGGCACGACCAGGGTGTAGAGTTGGCTTAATGCAGATCCCCCGGCAATCGCCAAACATTGCAGGGCAGGTCAAGCAAGCAACAACGTTTGGCACGGTTGCACAGTTTGATGTAGTAGAGATAGGTCAAGTGCTACAAGCACCGACATTAACCACAACCGAACGCAATGCGCTTACGGCATCGAATGGCTGGATCATATACAACACAACAGACGATCAGCTACAGGTGTATAAGGGCGGCGCGTGGGTAAACATAACCACATCGTAGACTATGAATGACATTAGACGAAGGTATCAGCCTGGTATTAGATCGCGTAGGGTTAGATAGTGGCAACACATCGTTTAAGAACCGCGCGCGCAAATACCTAAATCTGACAGCTGTTGAAATATCAAACCTGCTCAAGTGGTGGTGGTTAGACCGTACGACCACGTTCAAGACTACGTTGACGTTTGTTGTTTCGTCTGCCAGTGGCACGTTTACCGTGGGTGAAACGGTCACAGGTGGGACAAGTGGCAATACGGCTATTGTGGATTCGCACGACACTACCAACAATCGGCTGTATGTATATAGCGAGTCCGGCGCGTTTACGGCCACTGAAACGCTTACCGGCGGCACAAGCGGTGTCACGGCTACGTTTGATTCGTCGTCCACAACGCGCGTTTACACGCCTGTAGATGGGGCGGTCACTGCATGGTGGTCGTTTGTCAACGAAACAGACGAGTGGCCGTTAGAGATCGTCGGGCCAGATGAATACGATATGATGGACGAAGACCGAAGTCTTACCGGCAACGTATATAAAGTATTTGTTGGCGGCGTTGATACGACCACGGGGTATCCTACGATTGAACTGTATTACACGCCATCGGATACGAACGTCACGATTCGCGTCAGATACCAGATTGCCATAGCCGAATGGGGCGCATCGGACGACAACAAAACATTTCTCACGTTGGGTTTCCCACAGATAGCTGAGTCTGCGCTTGTTTACGGTGCATCGAAGCTGTATTACGAAGAGAAGGGGGATGAGTCAGGCGCGCAGCGCGAAGCAGCAGAGATGGCGCGCGTAGTGCGGCTGATGATGAAAGCGAACCTGGCGCAACAGGGCAATCGTCGGTATCCGGCATCTGATCAGCCATACGCATTTATTGTACGCACCGATAACTCGTTGGTGGTCGAGGCCGGCTAATGCCCATAGCTGCAGAGACTATTAAATACGGGCCGTGGACGCAGGGCGTGCGGTATGATTTGGCTGCTGAAGATATAGGGCCGAACGGGTTGCGCGATATGCTCAACACGCGTCTGACACAAGCGGCATCGGTTGAAAAAGTGTTGGGTGTCAAAAGCTATGAGAATGCCAGTGCAATAGCCGGCACACCTACACTTACAGCCTGTGGGCAGTTTCGTGCGCCATCGAGTGGCACAGAGTATGTGTTTATCGTGGCCGGCGCAACGATGTATTACTACAACAGCGGTTGGACAGATATTACTGGTTCTGTCACAATCACAGCTGGTGACGATAACACGTTTCAATGGGTGCGCGCGTTTGATACGTTGATTCTGACCAATGGCGTGAATCCTCCGATCAAGTGGACGGGGACGGGCAACGCGGATGTGTTGGATGTGGACAGTCGGTTTACTACAGCCGAACACGTTGCATTCTTTGATAACCGTGTGTTTTGTGCTAACACAAATGCAGACAAAGATAGGGTTTGGTATTCAGATGCCGGCGATCCAGAAACGTGGGGCGCATCGTCTTTTTATAACTTGGGTTCGCCTGTAACGGGTCTGCAGCCATTACAAAACGCGTTAGCAATCCATACAGAAGATTTCATATCTATTCTACTGCCTACCGGCAACGCGACCATTCCATACCAACTTCAGCAACGCACTACAACAGATCCACGCAACCCACAACAGGGTGGCACACTATCGGGCCGTGCTGTTGTAACGATTCCCGGCAACGCGCAGGTGTTCGTATTAGAAGATGGCGTGTATATGTGGGCCGGCGGCGAAACGGTTGAAAAGGTGTCCTATGCGCTGGATGAAGGATACTGGCCGAACTTGTCGAAGAATCGGCTGCACCAAGCGTTTGCCGTGTATTACGCAGACGAGAATGAGGTGTGGTTTTGGCTACCGAACAACAATACAAACTGCAATGAAATAATGGTGATGTCACTGCGGCATAGGTACGTGGATGACGTTTCCGGGCAGACGCGCTTTGCGTGGTATGGGCCGTTGAATGGTGCAGGGACAACCTTTGAACGTAACTGTGCCGGCATCATAGACGACAAGCCGCACGCAGGGAACTTCAATGGCAAGCTGTTAGATCATGCACCGGCAGCCTATTACAGCCATGAAGGTGCAGCATATGACACGCATTTTGAAACATCTGCACCAGCACCGTTAGGCGGTGACGTTGATCTGAGGTGGTTGTATGCACGGACATACTTTGACGCGTTGGGTGCATACACGCTTGGTGTGCAGCAAGAATCACAAGGGGTGGGTGGAAACACGACTACGTTGACGACAACGGGCGGCGGCGGTGTGATGGATTCGTTTACCTTGGGCGTAGATGCTGTAGGAACTAAGCGCATGGTGTCGAAGGATATTGATCTGAAGGGATACGATCCACACAGCAGTTTGAAGTTTACTAACAACACGAAAGATGAACCCTATAGAATACGCCGTACGCATTTACAGTTTAAGGTCATTGGGCGGCATAGGAAACCAAAGGCAGGGGTTACTTAATGGCATACGATCCATATGCAAGTGGCAGCAGCACACCGATAACGCGAAGGAAAGAGAAAAGAATATTTGATCCATATGCGAGTGGAACCAGCACCCCAGCTGTTAACAATCTATTTAAAGCTGTTGGGGTTGATGATCCTGATGATCCATACGCCAGTGGCACTAGTACACCGTATACACCGCCTGCATCATCTAAACCACCTATATTTGATCCATACGCGAGTGGGACAAGCACGCCGTATACGCCACCACCACCAATATTTGATCCATACGCGAGTGGGACAAGCACGCCGTATACGCCACCACCACCAATATTTGATCCGTATGCGAGTGGGACAAGTACGCCGTATACACCGCCACCTGCTCCACCACCAATATTTGATCCGTATGCGAGTGGCACTAGTACGCCGTATACGCCACCTGCTCCAGCACCGCCAATGTCGGCGGATGAATACGCAAAAATATTAGCTGGTGATGATCCAGCACGGCCAGATTTGAGTGGGTTTAGTGGTAGCACAGGTATAGGCGGCGGCGATGGTGCGATGGGCGACCGTGAATCGTACGCAGACGCGATGGAGCGCCTTGGCCTTACGCCTGGCACTGCAATAGGTGAGGAAAATATAACAGCATCGAACCTTAATAACGTGCAGGGCGAAACGATGTCGGACGCGATGAAGCGTCTTGGCCTTACACCCGGCACTGCAATAGGTGATTACAACCAACCACGCGCAGACCTAACCCGTATCGATCCAGTTGATATGACTGGTGCGACTGCGATTGATCCGGGAACGGGAGTAGCAACGCCGTATGGCGCATTGGGGTTTGATGACGCATTGAAGGTGGGAACGGGAACAGGCATCGGCACAACGCGGAACGATTACGGCGCGATGGCAGCTGACCAAGCACTGTTAAACCAAGTACGTGCCGGCAAACTGGTAAGCACTGGCTCGGACTTAACAGATGCAGCGCAGCAGAACGTATTAGACCGGCTGCAGGGCGATCCATTGGGGTCTGGTGCTGACTTAGATCAGGCAATGGTGGCGGCACGAAACAGGCTGAACAATACGGGCGTATTGCTCGATACTAACCTTACCCAACAGGCTGAACAGGCCATACTTGATCGCTTGAGTGGTGGCAGCAACCCACTTATAGAGCAACAGCGTGCGGACTTTCTACGGCGCAGCGAAGACCAGCAACGACAATTACGCGAAAACTTAAATCGCTTGGGTGTGCTGCGAAGCGGCGATACAGCAGAGGCGTTTGGTGATTTTATCGGGTCGCGTGAACGCACATTAAACGACATAAACGCATTAGGGTATGACCTACAAACACAGGCGATAAATGACGCGTTGAACTTTGAAGGTCGGCGCGACAATCTGCGATTAGCCAATGAGGATTTGGCAAGGGCAGCTATTGGCGATGTGGCCGGTCTGTCGGCGCAGATGGACAACAGGCAAGCATTAGGGGCAGGTCTTGCCGGCGATGCAATATCTCAAGCATTAGGGTTGCAGACGCGCGTAGATCAGTTGGGGTTAGCCGATCAAGAGATGCAGCGTCAGGCGCGCGCAGATGTGTTTGGCCGCCAGGGTCAGCTTGCACAGTTAGAGACCGAACGCTTGGGTCGTCAGTTGGCAATGGACGATGCCAGTAGGCAAGAGCGTGGATTACAATCAGACTTAGTTACGGCTGAACTGCAGCGCAGGTTGGCACTCTCTGGCGATCAACGTGCTGGTCAGGCATTGGGCAGTGACCTTTCGACGGCGGCACAGCAGCGCGCACTGGCAGCAGCAGCAGATTTACGATCACAGCAAGCGTTGGGGTCAGACTTAGCAACAGCTGCCCAACAGCGCGCATTGGCAAACGCAGCAGACCAGCGTGCCGGCCAAGTGCTGCAGAGTGATCTGACTACAGCAGATTTACAGCGTCGATTGGCACAGGCGGCAGATTTGCGGTCTGCACAGGCATTGGGATCTGATTTGGTAGGCGCAGCGGAAAGCAGACGCTTGGCGCGCAGTGCAGACGAACGTGCGGCTGATGCACTTCGATCTGACCTGGTGACACAGGACTTGCAGCGCAGGTTAGCAGAAGCTGGGGTGACGGGTCAGTTTTTTGATGCAGCTAATCAAGCACCTGTGGATACGTTGGCAGGGCGTGCGATGGGATTAGAAGAGGACTTGGCGCGTGCCAACGACCAACGAGCACAGCAGCAGTTAGAGTCTATTCTCTTCGGTCAGGTGCAAACGGGTCAAACGGGCGATCCTATACAAACATTGGCCGGCGAACAGGCGCGCGATGATTTATTGACGCAGCGGTTGAATAGACAGATTGCTTCAGCTGATAGCCGGCGACGACAGCAACTAACACAGCAAGACATAATAAATGCGATTGCAAATAGGGGTCTACAAACGGCAGCGGATCTTCGTGCTGCACAGGCGTTATCGTCCGACTTAGCAACGGCTGATCTTCAGCGCAGGTTATCGGAAGCAGATGCAACGGGACAGTTTTTTGCGCGCGGATATAACCAAGCACCAACGCAGACGTTGCAATCAAGAGCCATCGAGCAAGACCTTGCCGCATCGCAGGGCGCAGAGAGTCGGGCCGAACGCGCTTTACAGGATGCGCTTTTTGGTCGCGTAGATGGAGAACCAACGCTATCGGGCAGAGCAGACCAGCGTGCCGGCACTGGATTTGATCGTGAGATTAGGGACTTGGATGTGCAGCAGACGTTGGCACTGGCACAATCGGGTTTTCTCAATACAGAGCAACGCAACCAAATCCTTAATGAACTGTTAGATGGCATCATCAGTGGAACCACTACTACCAACACAACAGATACGGGTAGCGGTGACGGAACCTTTGACAGCACAGATTATTCAACACTTGACGGCACGCGCCCCTCACTACCGCCTGGCGCAAGACAAGATCCATTTAATCCAGATCGGGCGATAGGGGCAGGTGGCGAGGTGTATATACTGCGGCAGATGGGCAATGAAATGTCATGGGAGATGTTATAAATGGTGATACCGTGGGCAATATTAGGCCAATTAGCACTGCAGGCAGGGCAGTCCTATTTAGGTGGCAAAGCGCAGCAAGCAGAGCAGCGTGCTATGAACCGGGCGCGCGAACGGCAACGCGTAGCACAGGAAAAAGAAAACAACCGCGTAAACCTTATGAACGCGTTTGGAGGCAATGCGAGGGCGGCGCAGATACCTGTCAACTATAGGGGCAGTGATCGTGCCAATACGTTGCGGTCATTGGGTCAGGTTGCCGGTTTGGGGTCACAGGCGATTGGGTTGTATAGCGGCATGAAAGAAGCAGAAGCCGCGCGAAAAGCAGCCGAAGAAACGCGCAGACTACAAAACACGGCTGCACAGATGACGATTGATAGACAGTTAGCCGAGGCAGCTGGACAAGCAGCACCTTTACCAACCGATAGGATGTTGGGCAAAGGGGTTGGCATAGCACCGCCACAGGGCGTTGAACTGTTGCGCGCAGTGGGTCAGTCCGGCGTACAGTATCCCGAAGGTGTGACCAGTGATTACGGGCGTAGTGTGTTTGACGCAACGATAAGGCAACGTCAGTTAGGTGCTGCTGATCGAGTGCGTGAACGTGAATTGTTTGATCTGCAAAAGCAATTAACAACAGCGCGCATAGGTTTAGCCACAGCACAGGCAGAAGCAGAGAAAAGACAGCCGACAAATGCTTTGAACAATATAGTTAAAAACGCAACTGAAAACGGCAAAGCGTTGGCAAACCAAAATCCCAATATGTCAGCAGATGACATTACTGGAACAGCTTTCTTTACAAAAGCAATGACGGATGACCCATCAGGCACAGCAGCAAGTCAGCTTGTGTCAGCATACATGATGGAAAGTCCAGTTGTAAAAAGACAAATACGCCAGGACAATGAAACCGTATTAAACGAATTGTATAATGCGGTGAAAAATGAACCGTTCATAAAAATCCGTGGTGATGTTTCGCGCGGATTGACGGAGATGGTGCAAGCATCAAAGCAAGAATCTGGATTTGCTGACATTGGAATGCTTAAAGCATTAGCACGATTGCAAGACCCCAATTCTGTTGTGCGTGAAGAAGAATTTAGGACAATGGAAAACGCGCAATCGGTGATGGATAGATATGGTGTCAAGCTGGAAGGATTTATAAAGGGTAATAGACTTACGGATGAGGGCAGAAAATTAGTGTTGGAATTAGGGTTTGCATCGTATGAAGCGCGCCGCAGGGAGATAGACACATTCATCAATGGGATGATTGATGCAAGAGCGGAGCGATATACGAACCTTAAACAAGATTTTACGAATTACACTAAGCCGCTAAGATTGTCACAAGTCAATGAAATGTTAGAGCCAAACGATTTGGAACAACTGCGTAAAAACTATTCAGGTATAAGGCTCAATCTTTGGCAGCCTGAAGAAGTAAAAATAGAAATGAATGCGTTAGACAAGGTAAGGCAAGCAAGAGAATTGCAACGGGTTCAAAGCGGCAGACAAAATAGAACTTACCCACGTTAGGTCAGACGAATGCCAATATCGTTAAAACAAATAGAAAATATGTCCGTCGAAGAGATCGCGGCGATGTATTCGCAGAAGGAACTGGACGATTTCATAGAAAAAACTGCAGGGCCAGGGTTTATTGATCGTTTACAGTCTGGATTTGCTACTACGCCACAGGGTGAAGTCAACATTCTCAGGGGTAGGGGATACGACGCATATTTAGACAATGGCCGGCCAATGGTGCGAACGGAATTAGGCACGCAGCCGGTTGATCCAGATGAGATAGAATTAGGCGATCTGGCTGATATGGTGGGGCGTTCTCCACGCACCATTCTTTCTATTTTGGCAGGGATAGCAACGTCACCAGCGGCATTTACGGGTGCGCCCATAGCAGCAGCATCTGCTGGCGGCGTTACGGGTGCAGCTATAGAGCAGGGCATTGGTAATTTGTTGGGCAGTGAAGAGGGGGTGAATGTAGGTGATTTGGGGATGGAAGCACTTACATCAGCAGGTGGTGACTTTTTAGGTCGAGGATTAGCAAGAATAGGAAGGGCAGCGGCAGCACCGTTTAAAGGCGCATTGACCGGCACGCAGCGCAGCAACGTCATTGACGAAGCGGCTCGATTCGACACCAAACTTGGCACTGAGATTGAAAGCAAGTTGCCACTCAGCGCGCAAACGACAAGTCCAGCATTGCAAAACCTTGAAGAGCGCGTTAGGGACACATTCCCGGCAACGATTGGACGGTATGAAGAGCAGGTAACGCGCCCCTACAATGAAGAAGTGGGCAAGGCATTTGACCGCATAGTAGGCGATCTACAGATAGCAAAGGGCGTTGATAGCAATCAGCTTTACAACACAGCTGTAGAAACGGCAGTTGATGTGCGACAAGACGCAATAGGTAAAGCCTATGACGAGTTACAAAAGTTTGTAGCACCAGAGGCAAGGGTTGTCACATCGAAGACGGAAGAAGCCGTGCAGCGCGTAATGGATCGCACCGGCGCAGGGGGTGGTTTTCAGACGGGCAGCGCATTAGATCAAGACTTAGCAAAGATTATGAACGATGTAGGGACAATTACCACGTTCAAGCAGTTGGATGATTTTAGAAAGCGCATAGGCAATATGCTCAGAAGCAAGCCGGAAACGGCGCGCGCAACGGGGTTAGACGCACATTTGCGTGATATATACGGTGGATTGGCAGATGATGCCGAAACGTTTTTTATGCAGGGAACGCGGTTAGATGACGCGCAGATGCGGAGTGTATTAGCGCGTGAGTCGGATGTTGCAGCGCGCCAAGCGGCACAAGGTGCAGTTGATCCGGCTAACATGATCAGCCTATCACAGGCCATTGAGCGCGTTGGCGGCCTTAACACAAAAGGGTTGCCAGACAACATATCGCCACGCGTTATGCGCCGGCTCAGAGGCGTTGAAACGAGCATACGCAATGCAACAAAAGTGGCTCCGCAGGGTGCTGATTTAGTGGCCGAACAGCTACGATTGCGATTCCCACAGCTACGCATAGAAACACAAGACGATTTGTTAGAGGCACTGCGCCGCGATGACATTTTTTACAAAAAGATTGCAGCTGATCCAGAAGAAGAGGCGTTGAGTCTGTTTGCCCAACGTGAACAGGATATTGATTTCCGTGACGTAGATATGGTGGAGTCGGCTATTGGGTATATGAACAGCGAAGAGTTGATGGATTTTGCACCGCGTTTAGTGGATGCTGTAGAGCGTGGCGAGTTAAGTCAATTCAACCAGCAGCGATTAGATACACTGCTGAATAAGCGCATTGTAGACCTGGAAGGTGGCAGCCAAGCAACCAAAGACGCGTTAGCTGCACAAGCAGACGAACAAATGGGTCAGGCTGCTCGATTGCCCAGAGAATTGCCGGCCAAAGCGCGCCAAGCAAGACTTATGGCTAAAGAGGCGTTCGACTTAGATGCAAGTTCAGCTGCAAATCTGGTTAAGAATCCAGATAAAACAGAAGGCATAGCAAAGCGCGTTATGAGCAGCAATTTCCAACCAACGGAAGTAATACGCCTTAAGCAACTATTAGGTGCAGTAGAAACGCCATCGGGCGTGCCGGCATCAAAAGAGGGCGTAGAGGCGTTTAGAAACCTACAAGCTGAAGTGTTAGAAGAGATGCGTAAAAAGGCGCAGGTGCGCGGTGACGTAGGTGTGAATCTAAGCGGTGCTAAGATGGAAAGTTTTATCGAAAGCATCGGCGGCGAGAAGAAGATGGTTGCCATATTTGGGCAAGAGTTGGCGCGCGATCTGTTGGACTTTTCCAAGATGCTGCGTGAAGCAAGCACATCTGAGCGGTTCAGAAATATGTCTAAATCGGGTAGGAGCGTAGCGGCGTTTGAACAAGTGATGGAATTTTTTCGCCGGCCATTAACAGCATTGGCAGGCTTTTTTGCACAGAGAAAGATTGGCGATGCGTTTATTACGCCAGGCGGCAGAAGATATTTAACCGAAGGTGTGTTACAAGACGCTACAAGCCAACAGTTGATCAACGTATTGGGACGCGCATCGGGGCAAGTAGGAGCGCGCACAGGACGGGAATACTTGGGACAATAACCGGCACACGGCCCGGTAACAAATCATAAGACCGTGGGAGAAAACTGCTGAATGAATTTAACCGCATTAAAAACGTGGGTATCTGGTGAAACGCTAACGGCAACAGACCTAAACGGCGAGTTCCAGAACATCTACACACACACTATTACTAACTCAGACATAGATAGCACTGGAACCTATGTCTTAGGCGAGTTGGTGGTAGGATCGGGCATCACTGCAGCAGACGGTGGGCAGTTTCATGTCCACACAGCATCAGCCGGCAGTGTTCAAGCACACGCAGATGCAGACGAGGCTGTACTAGAAAACAGCGCAGCGTCAGGTCTGTCGATTCTGTCGGGCAGTAGCAGCGATGGGAACATCTTTTTCGGGGATGCGGCTGATAACGATGTAGGTAAGATAGCATACAGTCACAGTGCAAACAGCCTGGCGTTTACTACCAACGGCGCAACAGCACTCACGCTATCGTCAGCACAGGCGGCAACGTTTGCCGGCGATGTAACTGTGGGCGGCGCGTTGACGTTAACCGGCGGGTTAACCCTGAACGGTGCTGTGGTCGTGGGAGATAGTGCATCAGACACGTTGACCGTGAATGCCACCGTGACGAGTGATCTGTTGTTTACTGATGCGACGTATGACATCGGCAAATCGGGAGCAACCCGGCCACGCGATGGTTTCTTTTCGCGCAACATGGCAGTGGGTGGCACACTCGGCGTTACGGGTGCTACCACGCTTTCAAGCACATTAGGCGTTACGGGCGCATTAACCGCTACAGCAGGGATCACCAGTGGTAGCGACATAGTCAGTGATTCGGACAGCA